GGCCATCCACTCCATCCGCTCCCGGTGCGCCATCAGCACCGTCTGCTCCATCAGCACCCGCCGGGCCAGCGGGGCCAGGGTCGCCCTGCGGTCCGGCGGGACCAGTGGCCCCTGCTGCCCCAGCAGGGCCAGTCGCGCCCTGCGGTCCCTGTGGACCCACCAACGACGCCAGCCACTGCGACTCAGAGCCGACGAAGCCGCCGGCGACAGCTACCTGATAGGCGCTGCTGCCGGCTGCTCCAGCTGGACCTTGTGGGCCCGTTGCCCCTGCAGGGCCTTGTGGACCCTGGGCACCCGCCGCGCCTGCAGGCCCCTGCGGACCAGCCGGGCCAGGGATTCCTGCGCTGGCTGCCAAATACGGCAGATCGTTGTATGCCGTTTCTCCGTCGCCGATCTTTTGCTTCAGCGTGTCACTCTCGGTTGCTGGTTCACCTTCCAGCAGCACCGGGTTCAGATCGGCAAGCTCTTCCGCTGTTGCGAACAGAGTGCGGAAACGATAGTTAATCGTCTGCGTTGTCATACCCAGTCACCATTCAATATGATCGTCGTCGGCACTGGGCTCGTGGACTTCGCCAGCATCACCACGCAGTAGCGGCCATCACCCACCAACAGTGGTGCATGACGCACTTCATAATTCTCGCCGGCGACGGTCAGATTGTCACCGAAGTTCAAGGCACCGAACAGATCTGCACGCAGGTTGTGCAACGCATACTCCACGCTCAGCACCTGGTCATTCACCACCAGCTCGGTGTTCTGCTCCAGCAATGCCTCACCCGAAACGGCGCCCCAGAGAACTGAGACGCCGCCGAGGTTCCGGTTGACGGCACAGGCCAGCAGGTTGTGACGGCTGGCCCAGCTCATCAGTTGAACAGCCGCACAGCCACGGTGGTCGCCGCCTGGTTGGCAGCGGCCATCGCATGACCCACCAGCTTGCGGGTCCCGCTGCTATCGGTGCCGCTGACAGAGCCAGAGCTGAAATAGACAGGACCGCCAGCAGTGCAGGCATCACCTGCAGCTGCCGTCAGCTTGGGGAGGGTATAGATGCCCTCCAGGGCGAGGTTGCCCTTGGCGCCATTGGCGATGTCAGTCACCGCCACGCCGTGCAGGTTGCCGAACTGCACCAGATCACCGGAGGCAATGGTCGCCCCAGCGGTGATCTCGATGTAGTCGCCATCACTGAAGATTTGGTTCTTCATGGAAAGTCTCAGAAAATGGGATCAGATCAACCGATGATCAGGCGGTGCCTTCTGCGCGGACGAAGCCGCGGAAGTCGCTCAGCGTGCAGCCGAAGTCCATCCGAACCAGCAGCTCAACCCCGTCGGGATCGCGCTTCTCGGTCGTGGTGATGGTGGGGCCAGCCTCACCAGCCAGGTAACCGAAGGTGATCATCTCAACCCGATTGGGCGAGCTGGTCAGATACCAGACGCTGGTGCTGTCATCATCAAGCCGCGGCTCAACGATCAGCTGCACACCCATCGCAAACGGATTCGGGCCGCTGTTGCCGGTCAGGGCAGACGGGGCGTAACCGGTCGGGAACAGGAACTGCAGCGCCGTGGTCTCCAGCGTGGTCGGAACCACCAGGTACGCAGGCGCCAGGTTGATCCGGTTATTCGCCAGATCCTTCTGATTGCGCAGCTTCTGCTTTGCCTTGTCCATCCCACCGATGGTGATGCTGGAGCCGCTGCCGGTGACGGTGTTGTTGTGACCGCTGACGAACAGGGCCTGACCGTCGAGGCTCACCGTGGCACCGTTGGCGCCGGTGGTGATCAGATCCCAGATCAGGTTCGACTCCAGCAGCCGGCAGCCGCGACCCAGCATCTCGGGCACACGGGACAGGGAGTCAAGATCATCATTGATGATCATGGCCCTGGATACCGTGAGCTTCTTGCCGTAGGTGGCAAGGTTCCAGGTGGACTTGCCTTCGGTCAGCGTGCCGTGCTTGTACTCGCCACCTTCGAGGATCTGCTCAGGAACCACCTGACCGGCGATCTGCAGATCCGACACCGACTTGAAGTCAGGCAGGTTGCGCTGACGAGCCAGCGGGCGCCAGGTCTGCGGCTCTTCGGCATAGGCCGCGAGCAGCGTCTTGTTCGCCACGTTCTCGAACAGCTTCGGGAAGTCCGAAGTGCTGTGGAACGAACGGGCGACCACCTCGTTCTTCGACATGCCCACGGTGTTGACACCACGGGAGCCGAGGTACGCGCGGCACATCTCCAGCGCCGTCAGGCCAAGGGCCTGCTTGCCAACTTCGGTCGGCTGATCGATCACACCAGCGCGGCGCTCCAGCTCGTCGCTGAACGCACGAACCAGGCTGTCGCCGGAGTCGCGGGTCACCTCCACACGGGCCGGATGGCCAGCATGGGCAGGTGCACGGCGCTCAGTCTCCAGGCGCATCTCACGCACCACCGCCGTCAGCGCATCGGTCTGGCTGCGGCCGCGGTTCTCGTCGAGGATGCGTTGCACGGTCTCTTCAGGCAGGCGGGCCTCGCTGGCCGCACGCCGCACCGTCAGCTCCAGGCGCTCATCAGCCGCCGAACGCTGCACCTCCTCGCCGGCGGGTTCAGCCGCGGCAACGGGAGCAGCGCAGGCAACCGGTGCCTCAGCGGCCTGTGTGTTGTCTTCCACCGGGGCGCCCCCGGCCTGATTCTCATCGGTCATCGGGGGTTCTCCCTGATTGTTGTTGTCGCCGCGCATCACGGCGTGCGTGTCCTGGCCGCGTGAAACCAGGCTCACCAGCTGCGGTTCCCATTCGGTCGCCAGCAGTGGTTCGTTCGGTCCGCCTTCGCGCACCGCATACACCCGCGCATCCACAGAGAAGCGCGCTGAACCGGTCCGCATTCGCGGCAATGCGATCGCCATCGCATCGTTCGGTCCGTCGACGATCACTCGACCCACCAGCTGGTTCGAGCCATCAGCAGCTCGCTCCAGCTTCAGATCGGTCACTGCCCCCCAGATGCTGGCGGACGTGCGCATGTGGTCGTAATCCGTCGGCAACGGTCGAGCCGGCCAGCGGATCGCTTCCTGCGTATGCAGGAGCTGGAAGCCATCGCCAACGTCGCGATCCGTAGAGATCACGATCTCAGCCGAGCGAGTTTCCTCGTCCCAGCTATTCGGCGCCAGAAGCGCCATTCGTTGGACTTGATGTTCCATAGGCCAGGCTACGGATCCCTACTGAACTGGGTTCACCGGCTGATTCTCGATCTGCCCCACCGGGATCGGCTGCGCTACTCCAGCCGTCATCGGATCCGTGCTCAACGCCAACCCTGCCGCCCTGGCACGCTCCATATCCTCACCCAGCTCCTGGATCACCAGCTCCGGCACATAGCCCAGCATCCGCTGGATCTCCGACAGGCTCATGAAGCCACCCTTCACGGCCTCGATGTAGGCCGGGATCTCGCGGGCTGGATCCGTCAGCCACGTGATCGGCGGTGTCCACTCGAACTGTGCCGTACCGCGACCCGCGCCACTCATCGCCGCGGCCTCGCGATACCACCTGCCCAGCGGCTCCAGGAACTGCGGGATCATCACCGACCACCGCCAGCGGGCCACCGCACGCCGCATCTCCATCCATCCCATCCGGCCGCTGCTGAAGTTCACCTGCGATAAATCACCAGAGAGCGCCTCGTATGAAATCTCATAAGCCTGCGCGATCGACAGCAGGTGGAACTTCTGCGTCGCCACGTAGTCACCCGCATCTGGTGGATCCGCGAACGTGATCGACTTACCCGGTGGCAGCTGCTCGATGATGCCCGGCTCCAGGGTGTCCAGCAGCTCGGTGCCGGCCGCAAGGGCGTCGGCGTCGGCATCGGTGACAAACGCCATGAAGCAGGCGCTCAACCGATCGCGCATCAGCTGCGCCGCATCCCGATCGCTGACATCCCGCAGCTTCAGCAGGGCAGACACACCCATCGGCACGCCGGTCGCCTGGCCAGGTCTGCGCACGTCATAGATGTGGCAGATCTCCTCCCGCGGCACGAAGTCAGACTGCTGGATCGACTGCGCGGTCCAGTCCGATTCGCCTGGGTGAGCACGCCGCAGCCAGTAGCCCTCCAGCTTCCCGTTCTCGGCGTACTGCTTGCCGAATCGGATCCTGGCACCATCGTCCTTGCTGAAGTCCAGGTAGTCAGGCTCCATCACCTGCAGCTGCAGTGGCACCAGACCGCGCTGCATCAGCTCCTCATTGAACCGCCGACGCACCAGGCAGCTGCCGCGCACCGCCACCGTTCGCGCGATCAGCGCCTGCTTTGCGTACAGATTCCCGATCTCGTCCCAGTCGCAGGCGGTCGATTCGCTCCACTCCCGCCAGCCATCGCTGTAGCGCCTGGTGGAGCCGATCGGCTTGCCGATGATGCCGTCACCCACCCACGACGACACAACGACACTGACTGCTTTGCTGGCCCACGGGTCAGAGTCGACCAGGTCCTGATGCCTGGCGATGATCCGCTGCAACGCCAGCCTGAGATCAGCATTCGGGCCTTTGTTGGTAGCAAACCAGTTATCGGTTCTGCGCGATTGCTTGGCGGCCTCAAACGCGCGGAGGTGTTCGATCGCCAGTTGCTTCTTCGCCTCCTGAAGCCGTAACTCCAGCTGTTCCGCACGCTTCCCCATCACGCCCTCCGGTGCGACAGGTAGATCCGCCGTGGGATCGTCGGTTCCGCTTCCAGCTCGGCCGACATGATCGCCTCCAGCCGGCGCATCTCCGCAAGGCTTCGATACTCAACCATGCGGCCGTTTGCGCTGACTTTCGTCACGCCTTCGGCGATCGCCGCACGAAGATCCGTCAGCTGCTGGGCGGTGTATCGGCTCATAGGCCAGGCTACGCGTCACTTCAGCCAGCTCCCACGGCGGCGCTTGACCGGCGCTTGCGGTGGATCAGCAACGCCGGTCGCCACCTTCACCGCCAGCTCCAGCTGATCCCACAGGCTGTGGCGTGCATAGCGGCGCCGCACCAGCTCCATCAACGCCAGGCAGTAGACCGCCAGATCGAGCGGTTCGTTGCGGGCGCCGCTTGGCTTCTGCCACTCCAGCACCTGGAAGCCCTTGATGAATCGCGGCACCAGCCGCTCACACGTCAGACCCTGCAGGTACTCGTCGGTGGCGTTCTGCCCGAAGTGGATGCAGCCCGGTCCCGGTTGCGTCACCTTCAGCCGCGCGTAGATGGTGCGCTTCAGGGTGTCGGTGCCGACCATGAACAGCTGCACGCCACCCTTCACGGTCACGCCGCGGTGGTTGACATCCACCTTGCTGCCCTTGCCCATTGCCGGTGCCGCCCTGGTGCTGCTGCCCTTCAACGCAACCACACCTTCACGCGCTCGCGCACGGCAGAACGCATAGGCCTCCTGCGTGAAGTGGCCGCCGGTGTCCACACCGCAATGCCGCACCGTCATCGTGCCGCCACCTTCGCGCGGCCATTCCGTCGTGCGGATCACGTCCACCTGATCCCACACGTCCTGCTGCGACGGTTCGCCCTCGATCTTCTGGTGCCAGATCAGCCACATCTCATCACCGCGGCCGATCCCCCAGACGCTCACCTCCAGCCAGGTGTCCTGCACGTCAACCGCCATCAGCAGCACCAGCACGCCAGCCGGGCAGGTGCCGCTTTCGTATGGCTCCGCCGCCGCGCGTTCCATCAGGCCATCGGCGCTGACGCGGGCGACCGCTTCATCCTCCCAGGCCTCCGCCGCATGCTTGTTCACCCAGCCCTTCAGCAGCAGCGCATCACCCTTTGCCCGCAGGAACTCATCGCGGATCTGCTCCCATGGCGTCCAGCCGGCCGGCGCATACCAGCTGGGCAGGTGGAAGCCAGCCGTCTGCCCATCACCTGCAGCGTTCGCCTGCCACTGCGCACCGGCCAGCATCGTCGTCTTGTGGTGCTGCGCCAGCCGCTCACCGCACGCCGGGCACTGGCACCACACCTCACCATCAGGCCGATCCCAGACCATGTGCTCACGCCAGCGCAGCACCTCCCTGGCGCCGCAGCACGGCAGGAAGGCGGCGTAGCGGCGCTGATCTGAGCGGCGCTCGAACTCCTCGGTGATCCGGCACGCGCCGCGGGTGCCGGGTGTCGAGGTGATCAGCACCTTCCCCATCGGGAACGTCCTGGTCCTGGCCTCGGCGTTCTCCAGTGGATCCCCCTTGTCGTCCGCCTCAATCGGGTAGCTGCTCACCTCATCGGCGAACAGGTAGCAGGCCGGCATGGACTGCAAGCCGCTGGCACTGTTCGCACCGGTCAGCACGTACATGCCGCCGCGGAACTCCTTCAGGAACATCGTGTTGCCGCTGTCCCGGCTGCGGACCGGCGCGATCCGTTCCGCCAGTGATGGCGTCTCGCGTAGCAGCGGCTCCAGCCGCTGGCGATTGAGGCGTTTCGCCATGTCCAGCGTCGGCTGCACCAGCAGCACCGGCCCCGGCCACAGCTCGATCACAGCCCCCAGGGCATTGAGGATCACCTCCGTCTTGCCCATCTGTGAGCCGAACACCAGCACCACCCGGCGCCATGGGCTGCTGGGGCTGAGGCAATCCATCGGCTCCCGCAGGTACGGCGTGCGCGCGGTGCGCCATGGTCCCTTCTCGGCGCTGCCCTTGCCGCTCAGGATCCGATTCGCGTCAGCCCATTCGCTGACGGTCATGTCCGCCGGTGGCATCAGCCCCTCGCTGAAAGCCTGCCGGTAGATCGTCGCGGCATCAGCCATCTGCCAGGCCCCGCAGCGCCACGCGATGTT